ACAAATCAATTTATTCATATTCCGGAACAGGAACCACAACTGTTAATGATGGATTAGTATATGGTAATTATCCGTATGGAACAAGAGTTCAGGATGAAAAAATATCCTTAAATGTTGCAGATATTATCAATATTCATGGAATTTATGAATCTTTAGATACCTCGAATCCTTCTGCACCAACAGTTGTATTGTCTTCTATCAGTGGACCATCAACAAAAACAACAGATTTAATAATAGGTGAAAAATTTGTAGGACAATCTAGTGGTGCAATTGGAATCTGTGCCGAAAGACTTACAGATTCTCAAATTTCATTTATTTTAAAGAATCAAAATGGATTTAAAGAAGGAGAAACTATCACATTTGAAGAATCTAAGGTAAGTGCAATTGTTACCACATTGAATTCGTCAAGTTCTAATGTTTCTTCCAACTTTACTTTTGGTAGTGGTCAAAAAGGAACATTTTATGATTATGGGTATATTACAAGAAAATCAAAAATTCAAGAACCTTCAAGAAAATTAAAAGTATATTTCACCAATGGATATTATGAATCTTCGGATGATGGAGATATTACAACTGCAAACTCATATGGTACATTTGATTATTCAAAAGAAATTCAATCAATTGATGTATCAAGAAATACTGATATCATTGATATTCGACCAAAAGTTTCTGATTATGTAGTAACAAGTGGAGCAAGATCGCCATTAGAATTTTATGGAAGAACATTTAATTCTTCTGGAAATTCTGCTGCAAATATTCTTGCATCAGATGAATCAATTATAGCAACATTCTCTTTCTATCTTGGAAGAATTGATAGAATATATCTTTCGAAAGATGGAAGATTTCAAATCAAGTTTGGAACGCCAGGAGAAAAACTCACTCGCCCAGATGTTATAGACGATTCATTAGAAGTTGCTGCCGTAACACTTCCCCCATATCTTTATAATGCATCACAGGCTTCGATTGAATTCTTGCAGCATAAGAGATTTACGATGGCTGATATTAAAAAAATTGAGGACCGCGTTAAATCTTTAGAATATTATACAACACTTTCACTTTTAGAAAGTAATACTTCAAATCTATTTGTTTCGGATGCTCAAGGTTTGAATAGATTTAAATCTGGATTTTTTGTTGATAATTTTTCAACCTATTTACCTCAAGAAAATTCCGTTGAATTTAAAAATAGTATAGATCTCAAAAATAACGAATTAAGAGCAAGACATTATACAAATTCTATTGATTTAATACCTGGACCAGTTACTAATGTAGATCCAACTGAGGATTTGGCATTTACTACTGTTGAGGGTAATAATATTAGAAAAACGGGCGATATTATTACTTTAGATTATGCCGAAGTTGAATGGTTAAAACAAACCTTTGCAACGAGAAAGGAGAGTGTTACACCTTTCTTAATTAGTTTTTGGCAAGGATCTCTTGAATTAACACCATCATCAGATACTTGGGTAGATACTGTCAGATTGGATGCAAAAATTATTAATGTTGAAGGTAATTTTGATTCAACAATGCAACTTGCAGTTAGACAGTTTAATGTAGATCCACAAACTGGATTTGCACCTACCGTTTGGAATGCATGGGAGACTGTATGGACAGGATCAAGTTCAAGTTCAAGTACAAGTTCATGGACTGAAACATCCAGTTCTAGCAATAGTTGGACTACTGGCGGTTGGATAAATGGTGGAGAAGGGAGCGCACAGTTATGGACAGCAAATTCCACGACAACTACAACTTTCCAAGAAACAACTACCACAACAACTTCATGGGGAACTTCATCAAGAACAGGAACAACAACATTTGTAACGGAACAGTTTGAAAATACATCTGTTGGAGACCGAGTTGTAAGTAGAAATATTGTCCCTTACATGAGATCCAGAAATATTGAATTTGTTTCTAAAAAAGTAAAACCATTAACACAACTTTATGCATTTTTTGATGGTGTCGATGTTACAAGATATTGTATACCAAAACTTCTTGAAATTAGTATGGTTTCTGGAACATTCCAGGTTGGAGAAAAAGTAATTGGTACTTCCAGATTAACTGGACTTGGACCAAACTCACAAACCCTGAGACCATCAATTACATTCAGAGTTGCTCAATCAAATCACAGAGAAGGTCCTTATAATTTACCAACTATTACCTATCCACAAAACCCATATACAAATCAAGTACTACAACCAACTTATTCATCTACCTCCAATATTTTAAACGTTGATACTTTCTCATTAGCATCTCAATTCCAAGGCGAATATAGTGGATGGGTAGAAAGTGGCATGATCTTAGTTGGGCAGACAAGTGGTGCTCAAGCTACAATTACTAATATTAGGTTAATATCCGATTTATCGGCAACTTTGATTGGTAGTTTCTTTATTCCAAATCCAAATATTTTAGATAATCCAAGATTTGCAACTGGAAATAAAGTTTTTACTTTGGTCAATAATAATCTGAACGACCAAAATGCCGCCACAACAATTGCTGAGGAAGGATTTATTTCCGATGGAACAATAGAAACTGTTCAAGAAAATATAGTTTCTGTTAGAAATGCAAGGATTCAAAATAAACAGGAATTTCAATCAATAGCAGTATCTTCATCATCATCATCTTCTTCCGGAGGAGCAATTGGTTCAAATACAACTACTACAATTAGCGATCCAACATGGTACGATCCTCTTGCACAATCTTTCACAGTTGAAGATGAAACGGGAATTTTCTTGACAAGGTGCGATGTATTCTTCTCATCAAAAGATGATAATGATATTCCAGTGACGTTCCAATTAAGAACGATGCAGAATGGATTTCCAACACAAAAGGTTTTGCCATTTGCAGAGGTTACTTTAGATCCTGGTCAAATCAACACTTCTGCAGATTCATCTATTGCAACATCTTTTATCTTCAAAGCACCAGTTTATCTTGAAGGCAATACAGATTATTGTATTTGCCTTTCATCAAATTCCACCAAATATAGTGTTTATATTTCAAGAATTGGTGAAAATGATTTACTAACTCAAACTTATATTTCAAATCAACCTTATCTTGGTTCATTGTTCAAATCTCAAAATGCTGCTACCTGGGAAGCAAGTCAATGGGAAGATATGAAATTTGTACTTTATCGTGCAGATTTCTTATCAAGTGGTAATATGGAATATTACAGTCCGGAATTAACAGAAGGTAATGGACAAATACCTACATTACTTCCAAATTCATTGAATACAAATTCAAGAAGAATTAGAGTAGGTTTGGGATCAACTTTACAAGATAGTGGTCTGACTCTGGGAAATACTGTTTCCCAATACAATACAAATGCTACTGGAAACTATGTTGGTAGTGCTGGAATGGCATATACTACCCTTAACATCATCAATGCAGGCATAGGTTATACTCCATCTTCCGGATCTCTTACTTTCAATAATGTTAATTTAACAACTATAACTGGTAATGGTAGAAATGCAACTGCAAATATTACCATTAGTAATGGCGTAGCAGTTGGTGCAACTATTTCAAATGGTGGTTCTGGATATCAAGTTGGAGATGTTCTTGGAATTACAACTATTGGTGCGACCTCTGTAGGAAGCAACGCAAGATTCTCTATAGTTTCTATTGCAAGTACAAATCAACTTATACTTGATAACGTTCAAGGAGACTTTGAAGTTGGAATCGGCAAAACATTAAAATATACAAATAGTTCCGGTATAACAACTGATTTGAATAAGTCTGTTGGTGTTGCAGTAACAGTATCAGAAATAATCACACAATCGGACGGATTACATATCTTAGTTAATCATAGAAATCATGGAATGTATTTCAATCAAAATTATGTAACTATTTCTGGAGTTGAATCTGATATTGCACCAACAAAATTAAGTCTTGCATATAATTCAGATTCAACATCAGCAATTTCTGTAGATAGTATTTCAAACTTTACTACATTTGAAAATGTTGGTGTTGGAACAACTAATTTAGGATATGTTTTAATTGGCGATGAAGTAATTTCCTATACTTCTGCCTCTGGTGGTACACTTGGAGGTACTATTGTTAGAGGATCAAATCCTAAAAATTATCCCGCAGGAACTCCTGTTTATAAGTACGAATTATCTGGCGTATCTTTAAATAGAATTAATATTACTCATAATCTTGAGGATGTAACAGTATCAAATCCAATTACTTTTGATTCTTACAATATTAAACTTGATATGTCATCTAATGGAAATGATAGATCTGTTGGTACAAGTTTCCCCAAACTTTATCTCAATAAATCAAAATCAACTGGTGGATATAATACAAAAGCAACTCAAAATATTCCTTTTGAGTTAGTTACTCCAATGATTCAAAATCTAACTGTTCAAGGAACATCATTGAGTGCTGAAATAAGAACGATAACAGGGCAAAGTATTAGTGGAAATGAAGTTCCCTATGTCAATAATGGATTTGAATCTATTTCAGTAAATAAAACGAATTACCTTGACAGCACAAGAATAATTGCTTCTAAAGTAAATGAAGATGCAAATCTTACTAATTTGCCAGGAAGCAAATCTTTGGATATGAGACTTCTTTTGAGCACTATTGATAGTAGATTAAGTCCTGTTATCGATACTCAAAGAGTAAGTTTAATAACTACCTCAAATAGAGTAAATAGTGTGATTACAGATTATGCAGCAGATAATAGAGTTAATAGTATTGCAAATGATCCCACAGCATTCCAATATCTTTCCAAAGAGATTACTTTGGAAAGTCCTGCATCTTCGATTCTTCTTTTGACAAATGCAAATATCAATATTTACTCAGATATTCGTGCTTTTTATGCAATTGGAGAAAATCAAAACTTTACTCCAATTTTCGTACCATTCCCAGGATATATGAATTTGGATGTGAAGAAGCAGGTTATAAATCCAGCAAACAATGATGGACGCCCAGATAGTTATGTTTCCCCATCAACCACATTGGGATTCCTTCCACAAAATCTTGAATATAAAGAATATTCATTCAGCGTTGATCAATTGCCAACATTTAGATCATATAGAATTAAGATTGTCCTGACTTCAACGAGTCAAACATATGTACCAAGATTGAAAGATCTTAGAGTTATTACTCTTGCTTGATATGAAATACTTAAAAGTTGAGGGACATCCCAATCTATTGAGGGATCCAAATACAAATTGTATTATTAATACTAATATGTCAGAATATCAAGAATATGTTTTAAGACGTGAAACAAAAAATGATGAGAATCAAAAGATACAAAATCTCGAATCTGATGTTGCTAATATGAAAGGTGATCTTGATGAAATAAAATCTTTACTAAGGAGTTTGATTAATGGATCCAAATAAAATAGAACTTGAAAATTTGAGTAAGAGTTTTGAATATTTTAAAATTTCTTCAGAAATAGATAATATAGAAGACATTGAACAAATTAAAACTATTGCAAAATGTTATTGTAAACTATACTTAAAGCAGCAAGAGGTAGTATTGTCTTTGGCAATTTCTTCGACACCCTAAATATCTTAAGAGGTATTATATAAATGGCGCAACCATCTACCAGACAAGAATTAATAGATTATTGTAAAAGAAAACTGGGGGCGCCAGTTTTAGAAATTAACGTTGCTGATGAACAAATTGATGATCTTGTAGATGATGCTATTCAGTTTTTTCAAGAACGTCATTTTGATGGTGTTTATCCAGCATTTTTTAAATATCAATTTACACAACAAGATATTGATAGGGGAAGAGCAAGGGGCAATAATTCAAGCGTTGGAATTGTAACTACAACTGTAAATACTACCATTGTAGGTACTGCAACAACTTTCAAATATGAAGAAAATAGCAATTATTTGCAAGTTCCACCGGGAGTTATTGGAGTAAATAAAATATTTCAATTTGATGGATCAAATAATATTACTCACAATATGTTTAGTGTTAAATATCAATTATTTTTAAATGATGTTTACTATTGGGGTACAACTGAACTTTTATCATATGCAATGGTCAAGACATATCTTGAGGATCTTGATTTTTTATTGAATACTCAGAAGCAAATTCGTTTTAATAAAAGACAAGATAGGCTATATCTTGATATTGACTGGGGATCAGTGACAGTAGGTAATTATATTGTTTTAGACTGCTATGCAATTTTAGACCCAAATGATTATAGTAGAGTCTGGAATGATTCTTTTATCAAACCATATTTAACTTCACTAATCAAACGTCAATGGGGACAGAACTTAATCAAATTTAGTGGCGTTAAACTTCCCGGTGGAGTAGAGCTCAATGGCCGCCAAATGTATGATGATGCGCAAAGAGAAATTGATATTCTTATGGAAAAAATGTCAAATACTTATGAACTTCCACCTTTAGATATGATTGGTTAGTCCTATGCTTAATCCATTTTTTCAGCAAGGATCAAGGGGAGAGCAAAATTTAGTTCAAGATTTGATTAATGAGCAATTGAGAATGTATGGAGTTGAAGTTTATTATTTGCCCAGAAAATATCTAACAGAAAAAAAAGTATTGAGAGAGGTTATTCAATCTGCATTTGATGATGCATATCCAATTGAAGCTTATGTGAATAATTATGAGGGATATGGAGATAATCCGACTATCTTATCAAAATTTGGAATACAGGCATTAAATGAACTTACAATTACTATTTCGAAAGAAAGATTTGAAACATATATCTCACCTTTAATTAAAAATAAAGAAGATATTAAATTATCAACACGTCCAAAAGAGGGTGATTTAATTTATTTTCCTTTAGGAGATCGTTTGTTTGAAATAAAGTATGTTGAGCATGAAAAACCATTTTATCAACTTCAGAAGAATTATGTTTACGAATTAAGATGCGAATTGTTCAGATATGAGGATGAAGTAATTGACACAAATATCAGTGAAATAGATGATACTATTGGAGGAAGTAATTTTGTCGGAGATGATTCAAGTAATATTTCTGGATCAATACAAACATTAACTCTTGTGGGAACTGGTGTAACGGCATCTGCTGTCACAACATTGGTCAATGGAGGAATAAGATATTTTACTGTTACAAATAGGGGCGGAGGTTATTCGTCACCACCAAGAGTTGCAATTTCTTCTGCTCCAACGGGAGGAATAACTGGAGTTGGGTCAGCCACAATGATCGGCGGAATTGTTGTGTGTAATAGTAATGTTAACCCAAATTTAAAATCAGTACAATCGGTTGAAGTTATCAATCCTGGATATGGATATACTATAGCACCAAAAGTTGCATTTTTTGGTGATGGTAATGGAGCTACGGCAACAGCAACAATTGGTAATGGTGTAATTGGAATAGTTACAATTACCAATGGTGGTTCTGGATATACTTCATCTCCCCAGATTACATTTACAGGCATTTCATCAGTGTCAGCTGCTGCAACGGCAGTTGTAAGTGCTGGTGGATCTATTACCCAAATAAGAATAACAAATGCTGGTCTTGGATATACTCAAGCACCAATTATTACTATCGAAAATCCATCACTAACATCTGTTGGCAATTATATTTTTAATGAAATTGTAACGGGTTCAATAAGTAGTACAACTGCAAGAGTAAGGTCTTGGAATTCGATTACAAATAATCTTGAAGTTTCTAATGTATCCGGAGAATTTATAGTTTCTGAAACAATTATAGGATCCGATTCTGGTGCTTCTCATAAATTGAGAATAATTAATACAAATCCAGTTAATGATGGATTTGCTGATAACGAAAATATAGAGATTGAAGCAGATTCAATTATAGATTTCAGTGAGGCAAATCCTTTTGGAATGCCATAGTATAAATATATTTTATTATGATTAAATATTAGTAAAGAAATTTATCACAATGTTTGAGTATTTTTATAACGAAATTTTAAGAAGAACTGTAATTTCTTTTGGTTCTCTATTTAATAACATAGAAATAAAGCATAATGATTCATCCGACAATGTAGTCAGTGTAATAAAAGTTCCGCTTGCATATGGTCCAACTCAAAAGTTTTTGGCAAGACTTGACCAATCTGCAGATTTAAGTAAAAAAACTCAAATAACATTACCAAGAATGTCATTTGAGTTTACAGGATTGACCTATGATGCAACAAGAAAAGTTACAACTACTCAAACATTTACCGTAAAAGACCCAACAAACGGAACAGAGACAAAAAAAGCATTTATGCCTGTTCCATATAATATGCAATTTGAATTGAGTATAATGTCCAAACTCAATGACGATTGCCTTCAAATTGTTGAACAAATTTTACCATATTTTCAACCAGCATACACTCTTACTATTGATTTAGTACAAAGTATTAATGAAAAAAGAGATATTCCAATTGTTTTGGAAAATATTACTATGCAGGATGATTATGAGGGCGATTTTACTACAAGGAGAGTTCTTCTTTACACATTAAGGTTTACTGCAAAAACATATCTATTTGGACCAATTTCTTCTGCCACCAAAGATATTGTCAAAAAGACAACTATCAGTTACATTACTTCTACAAATACTTCTACCCCAACAAGAGAAGTTGTATATTCAGCAGAACCAAGAGCGATCAAAAACTATACAGGTACAGTTCTTACAAATATTACCAAAGATATTACAACGGAAGATGTTCTAATTACTGTAAATGATGCAAGTTTAATTTCTACGAATACCTATTTGGAAATTGAAGGAGAAGAAATTTATGTCAGATCTAAATCAGGAAATGTTCTTACAGTTGACAGAGGTAAAGATGGAACAGGTATTATTTCCCATCTCTCTGGTGCGGAAGTAAAATCAATCACTTCCGCAGACAATCTTTTAATTCAAGATGGGGATGATTTTGGATTTAGTGGAACTACAACATAATAGATGACATGAAAATGACAAAAAAATTTGATAGTTTGAATGAAACTTTTAACGTTAATGGAGAAATAGTACCAAACGATTCAAAAATCATAGAAGAAAAAATTGAAAAAGTAGTATCTCCTATAGATGATATTAAAAAAGATTATGAATATACAAGAGGAAATTTATATTCTCTTATAGAAAAAGGACAAGAAGCAATTAATGGAATTCTTGAACTTGCCCAAGAAAGTGAGATGCCAAGAGCATATGAAGTTGCTGGACAACTAATTAAAAATGTAGCTGATGCAACCGACAAATTGATGGATCTTCAAAAGAAACTTAAAGATATTGAAGAAGAGAAAGTTTCTAAAGGTCCAACAAATGTCACTAATGCTTTATTTGTTGGGTCTACTGCGGAGTTATCGAAACTATTGAAGAATGGACTAACTCAAGAAGATAAATAAAAATAAAATGCAAAAATTGAAGCCTCATCTTTCAGTTGAACAAATTGCAAAAAAGCATCGTCTTGATGTTTCTTTTATTCAAAAGCAACTGGATATGGGCAAACCAATTGAACATGAGCATACTAAAGATCATACTCTTGCAATGAATATTGCTCTTCAGCATTTGGATGAAATTCCGGATTATTATACTCGCTTAAAAAAGATGGAATCATCTGCGAAAAAGGAACATAAAAAATTTAAAGATGTAGTAAAAGAAGATGCCGGGGATGATGATATGGATTCTCCTATACATATGCCAGCATCTCATGGAGTACATATTGAATATGATAAAAGATATTGTCCAAAGTGTAAAAAAGTTGAGATAAGAAGTGAATGTAAATATGGACCAAAGTGTTGGGATATATTTTCAATACCTGCAAAACTGAAGGAGGAAACCATGCAAAAAGAACAAAGATATTGTCCGCTCTGCGATAAAAGAGAAACACGTTCAGAATGTTCTTATGGCGAGAAAGCATGGGATAAGGTTTCTGTAAAAGATCATGAATATTCTATGGCACGTTCAGAACTTGATACTTTAATGAAAGCGGCGCAAAGAATTAAAAAGAAAGTTGGTAAAGGTGAAGGTAATTTAGAAGCATGGGTTCAATCAAAAATTACCAAAGCAGCAGACTATATTGATACGGCAGCAGATTATATTGATAGTGGAGAAATGGAAGAAGCAGCAAATCCTGCTCAACAAGCAGCAATTGCAATTAGTATGAAAAAGAAAGGAATAAAACCAAAATCAGAAGTTGAGGAGGCATGTTGGGTTGGATATAAACAAGAGGGTTTAAAGAAAAAAGGAAAGAGAATGGTTCCAAATTGTGTTCCGACAAATGAAGCAAAAGCACTTGGATTTGAAATCAAAAAATCATCAGGCGCAGGTGCATTAACTCCCGATGCAGCAAAACAACTTGGAGACAAAGCAGTGGCACTTCAAAAGAAAAAGGCAGCAGCAGTTTCTTTGCCAAAAGTAAAGGAAGAAAAACTTGTTGATAAAATTCTTGGCGAACTTCAGGAAGCATCAAAATCTGGAGATTCTTCTCTTCATGATTGGTTTTCAAAGAGTAAATCATCTGACGGAAAACCTGGGTGGGTTCAATTAGGCAGCAAATATGCAGGAAAACCTTGCGCAAAGCAACCCGGACAAGATACAAAACCAAAGTGTGGTTCGTCCAAAATGGCTGCAGAAATGTCTCCTGAAGAAGAGAATGCTGCTGTAAGGAGAAAAAGAAGAGAAGATCCAAATCCAGAAAGATCTGGCAAGGCAAAAAATGTTGCAACTGAGGAAGTTGTAAATGAAGATGCCTGCAAAGAGAAAGTAAAATCAAGATATAAAATTTGGCCAAGTGCATATGCATCAGGGGCACTTGTAAAATGCCGTAAAGTGGGCGCTTCTAATTGGGGAAACAAAACTAAAAAAGAAGATGTAACTATTGAAGATGCAAATGGAAATACTTTTGCAGAAGTTGTTGATCT